GAATTTTGTTCGCACTCCAATCTTAGCATGTGCTATGATCTTATCCACTTTGGTACGTAATTCCTTACACGCTGGCGTTTGTAAATCGTAATCTTCGCCTTTACCGAAGAACCACTGCTTGCCGTTGAAACCCGGCTGCGGATTTAATACATACGGCAAGCCAGCACTCGTGTTTCTGGGTATCGCTTGATAGTACTTCAGATTAGGTATGCCTAAAATAGCATCGTCAAACGATAACACACCAAGTTCATCTTTGTCTTCCACCCTGAACTTATAAAGGTTTGAGAAAAATTGTTTCAAACTTCCGACCGCCGCTGGGTGGTTCATGATGTTTCCTTCTGTGGGTTTATACTTGGACACAGCCAATTCGTAAGGTGAAATGACAACACCTGCTGAATTAGTAAATGTACTTAACTTACACGGTTTCGTGGTCGCTGGACCCCAACAACCGTATAGAGGAGAACGTCGGATTCTGGACGATGCGCAATGGTTTATTGGCTTAGGTAAATTCGACAAAATTTCAAACTCGAAATTCCCTTGAGGTCTCAGTTTTTCCAATAAGGGTGAACTTGTTTGTTTCTTTGTTGGGACTGCAACTACAACAGGTAGTTCCGGTGTGGCAAAGAGCTCAAGTGCTTTTAAAAGCATTTCCTTCGTGACGCAAGCAGAAAGGCCAAATCCTTTCCCTTCGTCATGGCCTGCCACATGGACGCCCATAATTCTCTGGTTGCCCGCATTAGACTCGCTGTTCAACAAAATGGAACCGCAATCTCCTGCGTTGGTAGCAAAACTATATTTCCACCCTCTGGCTATACTCCAACCATCGTGGTTCCCACGTGGCAAGATTTTAGCGTCTTTGATCATAGATGCAGTACCACAGTACATTTTGTTCCAGTCGGAACAATGTAGTAAAGCGACATTAACCTGGTTTTGTTCTTTTTTGATGAAACTCTCTTGTATAAAGGAACTTACAATATCCGGATAATGTTTATCGCTCCTAATATACAACAGAGCCAAATCTAAACTATCGAATTCTTCCGTTTGTACAGCATCCGTGAGTTCAGACATCTTTTTAACAAATCCTTTAGAACCGTCGGCCTCACAGAAATTGATTTCCAGTTCTGATTGTGCTTGCTCAACATATGCATCTATCAAGTCGACATAATGTCGTGGTATTAGAGCATAGTTTTCTTTAACGAAAAGAATAGAACCATCTCTGGTTTCAGAACCAGGCCATTTCATAAAGAACATGGACTTCCCTAAGAGCTTTTTAGAGAGCTGTTCAAACGCTCCTTGAGGGTATAGTGTTTCCTTCCTAACAAGGTTTCTCTTGACCCCTTTCTTGATTCGTGGTCTACCATTGTAGACTTGAGTTTCAAAGGTTTCATCGTTACTATTAAAATGGTTGTATGCCACAACAGCAGCTACACCAAACCCTAATATAGGTAAAATCTTAACAGCATAAGAGAGGTAAGGATGATTTTCCATAAGCTTCTGAGACTTATCATGCATCAAATCGATATACCCTTTCATTATTACTTTACATTTATAAAATTTAGTGCGTTCTTCTTCATAAATAGTATAAGAGCATTGTGT